TTCTGTTATCATAGCAGCTATAACCTTATCATCCTTCATGGCTACCCATAATCTTAGATCATCATTGTCTAAATGCTCTACAAGGTCTTCGGTAAGAAGTTCACCTTCTGAATGCTTTAGTGCTGCATCCATTAAGGGAGCAACCTCATCCCATACGTACTGTATATCGTCGGGTTCAACAAGAACAACCTTACACTTGCCTATGGCAGTGCCCTTAGATTTTGTCTCGCCTACAATTTTACCCATAGCGTCCCATTATAAAAGTAAATTCCCTCTCCACCAGATACTGGATTCCAATCAGTTCCATCTGCATACCTGACATCACCCGTTCTAGGTTTCGGAGGCTCTATATGTGTCCTATCTAATCTTATTAAAGACTGGTTTAACAGTATGTCACCCAATCTTTTTAACTCACTTACAACATAACCACCAAGATCCTCAACCTCTTCTGGAAGTGGTCCCGGCTCATACCGGACTACACTTGTTTCTACTCGATCAATATAAGTTGCCATTAGGTTGACATCCTAGAACCCCGCTTACCGGCATTCTTCACCTCAATCGTATAACCATCTAGTTCCCATTCCATATCTGATGAAGACTGGAACTTAACTGCATATAGTTTTCCGGTTCCTCTTACCGATACCTTAGACATTGAGTTAGGTTCAAACTCTACAGGATCTCCCCAGGTAACACCGTCTTGGGTGCTCATCTGCGTTCCTAGATATACGAACACCTTATTGGTACTATTTGTTGACATCTTAGGCCATATAGAAGTGATGTGCTTAACAGATGTTTGATCGGGCCTACCTTGCTCATCCATAGATAACCCTGTCCTCTCAACATAAGAAACCATATTCGTAGTACCTTCCTGATTTCCAGACCTATCCCTGTAAAGTTTAGTATTCACTGGGTCAGCAAAGAGTAAGACCTTATCCTGAAGATCGTAACTCATTGTCCACGGTCCTTCTATAGTATCCCAAAGAGTAGTGGTAGCAGCCCATGTAGTCGCTGTAGTGGGGTTTCCTACATTACCGTACCCCATGTGCGCCACATCAGGCAAATCTCTTATACAGAACGTATTTGTTATATAGTTCCATACTATAGCTTTGTTAGGTTCGTTAGTGGGTGCTCCGTCTGCTGTGAAGCAGAAGAGTATTTCTGTTCTACCGTAGTCAGCAGCAACAAAACATTTATTTATCTGTGCGCCATCTATAGTAGTAAACACATACTCCTTTAGTTTCTGTGGAAGTATAGGTTTTAGACGCTGACCATCATTGATATAGAAGTTACCCTTACCAAAGATAGCATGACCACCATCAAACTCAGCTACGCAGTTCTTAGCTATTGCTCCAATCGTAGGGGATAACTGCCTAAACGAGAATATGAAAGGTGTGCCAACAAAACTCATAGAGTATGTAGCATCTTCCTTATAGATCATGAACGTATCCCTTAACTGAAGGCCGTCTAAAATATCACCCTTAGAATCTGCCAATTCATACTCGCCAGCATCAACTGTACTTGTCGTTTCGTTCCACGAACTGGGAACTCCCTGTATGCCAGCCTCTGTACTCCACTTAACAACTCTTGGATAAGGCACACCAGCCCTATTTATATTTAGCGCAATCAGAAAAGATCTAAATGCTCTCATTGCTTTAGTGTAAACAGTAACAAAAGCAGGGGCATTATCTAAATGGGTAGCTGCTGTAGTCCCATTTACTCCACGCCCTATAGTAGTAAACTTTGTATCTGTCTTACCTGTATAAGATATATCCTCACTGCCTACAGTAAAGGTACCAGAAGTGGGGAAGTCAACTGTAGAATCTACAACAATCTCATCAGGGCTAGGAACTCCTGTTCCTGTTATGGCAGCAGCTAATAAAGTAAGGCTAGGCCAATTACTTAGATCCTGCATTAAGGTAGCTGATAGAGGAACCCCATTGGTTAAAGCCCAATACTGCGGTTTATCAAAGTTGTTGGTCAGAACAAGAACACCACCGATAATAGTGGAGGTCCAGTTCTCGTCTGCTGTAGCTGTATACGCACCACTTGACCTCGTAATGTTATACCATTTAGTAGATCTATTAACTGTAGCATCATCAGAATGGAGCGCCCCGGTGGTGCTATCTGCTCCCCTGCCAATGGTTCCTGTAAAAGTAGTAGTAGTCTTAGCAGTATAACTTATATTCTCCGTCCCTATTGTTATAGTACCAGAATCCTCAAAACCTGCCGTACTGTCTACCGTAATATCACCAGTACCGGCTGTATTTGTGATAGCACCATTCAACAAAGTAGAAGAATTGGTATTGTCATAAGCGTATATAGCTGTAAGACCACAAGCTACCCAGAACTCTGGTGTTCCTAGAGTAAGCTGCATTAGATGATAGGGTGCTACAGGGCAAGTTTTCATTACCTCTGAATAACCAGGGGTTTTCTTTATAGAACCCTCATCTGTCTTGACATTGTTACCGTCACTCCAGACATTAGGTGGTAGCTGCCAAGGAGAAGTCTCCTTAACTATACCAACCTCACCTACCCTATCTATAGGTATGAATGCCATTATTCTTCCACATAATCAGGATCGTTGGGCCAGCCACCAGTCACATTATTTACATGCGGTATTCCGCCATCTTCATTTGGTGTTCCCGGTGTAGACTCATATAGCTTTATAGCGTCTAAATCCTCTAGGGCGTCTATCTCAGTCTCTTTAGTGTTAGACATAGCCCTTACATTTGCACGATAGGTCTTCCAGTCTGCTGACATTGCCGTACCACCATCAGACTCTCGATGAGTCATCCAGTCTGATTGGGCTAGAGTAGAGGATGCTATTTGTTTAACCTTCGCTTTCATACCAACCTTTAGTTGATCGGCATCCTTCTCTGAGGAGGTGTAGCTTATTACCCACTCACCATCTACCAATTCATAATTCTCACCACCAGTGTTGTAATAACGACTATCAGGCGTAACAACACGTGCAGGTCGAATACCAATATTAGCCAATGCTTCCTTAGACCAGAGCCTAAAGATATTACGGGGATGTTGTATACCATCCTTACTAATAGGACGAGGTGTTTTAATTACACCTAATGTTTCTGAGTACCACATAATTTACCTCGCGTTTGAGTATTTGAATGGATGGGAAGCGAATGCTAAGTACAGATAGGTTTCAGAACCGTTAATTACGTTTGATGAATTACTGCGGAACTTAAAACCATTGCTGACCATATCCAAACCATTCCTAGATGTAGACGTATCTTCTACACTGTTTGCATTTGCCGTTAAAGAATGGTAAGAAAGATTATATGGGTCTCTTTTATCATCCTCCATTTCCCAATGAGCGGAACCGTCAATAGATTTCAGAAGCAGGAATGCTGGTTTAAACCCGCAGTAGACGAAAGTTCCATCTGTAGACGAATTACCTTCGTAGCTACCTGCCTTTGAGTAGCCTTCTATATCTGTGAAGCAATAAGCTACAAATGTATTACCATCGCCACTTGTATTAGCATCACTGCCTACACTAAATACACTGGGTGTTGGTGCAGTATCGTTAAATGTCCAAGTTCCATCAGCAACAGCATTTGCATTTTGCAGCTGCAAAAACTTATCTTCTGGGGCAGTTGCATCCATATGTTTTTGATATACATACCACCCACCACTCCCACCGTCAGTTCTTTTCAGGATTATCATCGTAGGCACGACACCTAATCCATGCCCTATTGTTGCAGCGCTTCCTTTACCCGTATATGTAACGATGCTAAACCCTGCGGTAGTATTTGCTGACACCATAACACCCATAGTGTCATCGTCACCATCCGTATTAGATACAGCAGTGCCACCAGCTTTCCAGTTCCATGCTACATAAGTATATCCAGACCTATTCCAATAGTAGTTGGTTGCGCCACCATCTATAGTACTGAACCCATCAGCAAGAAAGGCATCTAGTTCACCGTTTGCATCTCCATCTACTTGCCCACCAGTTTCGTTTGAATAAAGTAAATTAGGTGCTTCACGAACAGAATCAACTAAATTATGAGGATTGGTTTGAGTTCTAGATTTGCCCCAAACAAAATCTGGCTGGAAACCAACTCCAGTAAAGTCTCTGGAACCTCCAGTTCCTGTCCATATAATGGTATTAAAATACTCACCCGGCAATGTGATATCAAGGTCTGCACTTAGATTATCTGTGCATAGAGCAAGAAAGTCAGTAGGTGGGGTGTAATAGAAATCGCCTTTGTCGTTACTGTCCTGCGCTGATGCCGATCCACTTGTTTTTCTATTTGCGAAAGAACTATCCTGACCAAAATTCATTGTTCCTAAAATACCGTAACCAGCATTACCACCCACAAGCATTGGGGAATAATATAGGGAAGAGTCGTACCAATCACCATAGAAATAATTTGTTCCAGTTGCTGGATTACTTGAGTTCGACCATGTGCCATCCTGACCAACGTAAAACCTACCATTGTCTAAATCTAACGCAAACATTACAACAATATTTGCCTCAATATTTCCGAATGAAGAATTAGCACCACCACTAACACTAAGTGTGCCATTGCCTCTAACATCCTGAGTATCATTCTCTCTATATAGATAGTTTCCGTCGTCGTAGCTAGTGTTTGATAAAGTAAACACCTCAGTATTGCTGAATCCCGGCATAGTATATTGCTGGGATGATGTGAAGTTTCCATTACAAAATTCCCAATACCACTTACCAGAA